CTCTCAGGCTCGCCGCCTCTCTATGTGCCCGACACTGTGCTTGGGGATTGGAAGGCTGTTGTGGAGTACACAGAGCAGTGCTACGAGGCTGGATGCAGGTACATCATTCTGGATTATTTACAGCTATGCAACACGGGCGATGAGGACACGATCTACAGGGCCACCCAGAGGGTGGTGAGCGAGCTTAGAGCGTTCGGCGTCAGGAAGGGCTGCACGATTCTGTGCCTATCCCAGTTCAACAGGACAACCTCATCGAACTATGAGAACCCTCCTCGGATGTCTGGGCTTTTTGGTGGGCAAATCGTAGAGGCATCTAGTGACTTGGTTTTATTATTGGATCACAGCCGAGCGAAAAGAGAGGGCAATCACACTGGCCTGACCTGGTTGCTGATCGGCAAGAACAGGCACGGCCCTACGATCACGGACGGTATACCAATCATCTTTGATTATCGGACCTTGAAGATCTCCGAGGGCAACGAGAGTGAGGAGGACAGATGGCCGACATAACCCGAGCCGTGACCGTGCTGCGTGCGCTGGAGTTGCTGCCGCTGGAGGACTGCACGGATGATGCTGACGAGTGGAGGCAGGAGATTGAGGTGGCGATCCACGGGCTGGTTGGTCATGGCCTGGATGTGGACGATCCGCTGAGATTTAATGAGGTTGGTGACAGGCTTTCTAGGAAGAACCTGGAGGCCAAGTTGGATGGATTGATTAAATCGTGGGCCAAGGAGAAGTGGCGTGCCAGGTAAGAAGATGACCCGAAGCGCAGCTAAGAGATTGGATGCGTATGGGGAGGAGAGGATATTCAAGTTGTATCTGGAGCATGAGGGCGTCAGGCCGCTGCTGAAGAACCTGCCGAAGGAGGTGGGCACAATGTCCACTGGTGTGTTCTATGAGTGGCTGAAGGCCGACCAGGGTAGGATTGAGAGGTGGAACACGGTTAAGGGTATCCTGGCTGAAGGGTTTGCCGAGGAAGGGCTGGAGATTGTAGACAACTGTGATGACCCTACGAGTGTGCAGGGAGCAAAGCTTAGAGCATCATACCGTCAGTGGATGGCAGAGAAGTACAAGCCTTCGACCTTCGGTAAGCAGCCCGATCAGACGGTGAACATCATAACGGATGATGAGAGCTTCCTGAACGCGCTCAAGAGAGTGTCAGCCAGGAGAGAGGCCAGGAGACTGGCAGCAGCCAATGAAGAGGTAGTGGTCGAGGCCGAGGTGGTGGATGGTTGAGAGGAGATTCATAACCGTGACTGAAGGACATCGTGGTGACAAGCCTGTGGTCAGGAAGATTGAGGTGTGCGTGGAGTGTGGTGAGCAGGCTCCAGTGGGTAGGAACCCTGACCGAGTGTGCAAGGACTGTGATGACGGTAGGAATGGTGAATGGACTGCGACCAGCTACAGGTCTTCACTGTTGATAGGTTCGGGTAATGAGTGAAAGGGCTTTTGGGTCAACTCGCGGACAGCGAGCCGAACCAACACGCGTGCGCGTGAACCGACGGCGTAAGTCGTTGTGCCACAACGGTTTGTGGAACTGTACGACCAAACCAGTTCAAGAACCAGGACTGGGTTCAGGTTTGGGTTTTATGCAGAATCACTGCGTAATTGTCCATTGTTAAGTAACAATAACATTGACGGTTTATGCATGGAATCACTAAGTCGTTGTGTTGCATAGACTTAGAGAGTTATCACAAGGTAACATAATGGATATTATACGAACTTGTCATCAAAACAGGACACTTTTTGGGGGTGGGAACCCCCCCAAAGCCGAGGGCACCCCCCCCTACCTATATGTACCCCACACACATCAATTCTAATTTTCAGGAGATTTTATGACTGACCAGGATCTGATAGTGAGAATGAAATCCAGATTGAAATTCCTAACTCTTGGTGGAGTGGATAGGCGTCTTATGACCGAGAGCATTGAGGCCCTGAGTAAGCCTTCAAATGGTCTGACGATTGAGTCTGTGGTTGAGTGGCTTAATGGCCACGAAATCACTCTAACTTCGGCTCAAAAAAAGAAGCTAGGCTTGTAACAGGGGTTCGTAACAGACAGGTAGTGCTATAGGTGTTGTATCTAAGCCAAAAATTCCCTATGCTAACTGAGGCTTGTAACAGGACGCCGTTACAACCTCGCTACATAAAGTAAGAAGAGTAAGAAATCTTTTAACTAAATTATGTCTAAATTTGTCGATCTGGAATTAGGCTCTGAAGCGGAGTCTGAATTCGCCAAGCTGCTTCTGAATCCAGTGGGGGCCACGCGCAGCCAGGATATGTACCAGCACTGGGATGTCTCTGGTGTGTACTCTGACCTGTCTGGTAGCGTGCTGAAGTTTGATGTAAAGAACAATGTGGACAGGGAGCGTTATGCCTTTCCAGTTGAGTTGAAGAACGTCCACGGTCAGGCTGGCTGGTTGTATGGCGGCGCACACTGCATCGCATTCAACCACCCAGACACGTTTACTGTGGTCTGGAGATTTTTACTTGTGGAGCTTGTTGAGAGCCTGATGGGCGAGTATGGTGTGAGTGAGGAAGATTATGTAACGGACAAGCACTTGTGGAATGTGCTTGGCACGGGAGATCCAGCCAGCCAGGTGTACAGGAGGGTTGGGCCTACCTACAACCGTGATGACCGTGTAGTGCTGGTTGGTGCAGAGGATATGTGGAGCATTTCATCTACAAGACCTTGTAAGCGTTCCAAGCAGAGAACCTTGAGCATGGATCCATAACGGGCGTTGGTGCTTTATCGTAACTAGTGAATGGCTGGTGTGTGGGAGTTGTAACCAGTACCAGGAGGCCACAGACTCATGGTTGACCTGTGTGTTCTGTGCTGAGACTTTGAAAGACCATCCTTATTTCAGGAGCGACAATGGCGAAGCTAACGGCGAAGCAAAGGAAGAAGCTCAAGACCAGCCAGTTCGCGCTCCCGAGACAAAGGGCATACCCGATCAACGACAAGGCCCACGCGAGGATGGCACTCGCTATGGTGTCCAAGCACGGAACCGAGGGCGAGAAGTCTAAGGTCAGAAGGGCGGTCAAGAAGAAGTACCCATCCATCGACCAGAGGAGCTACAGGAACTAGAGTGCCCTACCGACTGAGGGGTAAGACGGTGGAAGTGAAGCGACCTAGTGGATGGAAGAAACTGAAAGCGCACCCAACAGTTAAGGCAGCTATGCAGCACTTGCACGCCCTTCGAGCCAACGTTAAGCACTGATGGCTAACGGACTACTAGGACAGCGCGATCCAGATTGGTGGAAGCGACAACAGGGTCTGTTACAGGCACAGGACGCTACAGGCTGGACACCCGACTACTGGCCCGAGAGGGGCACGGAGCTACCACCCCGTGGCCCAGACCAACCGTCGATTTATCCAACCCCGTCACTGCTCAACAGAATCGGGACCTACGCATCCACCATACCACGCAGGGTGAGCGACTTCGCCCAGGGCGCATTTTATGGTGGTGGTGCTGGTGCGCTCAGAGTCGGACAAGGACTGCTACCGAAAGAGCAGCCACGAATGGCGGCTATGGAGCAATGGGGACAAGAGCAAGTACCAGACAGCCCAGAGGGTCGGGCAGGGGGACTATTGGGTAGTATTGCGCCCGAGTTCACCATAGCAGGAGATATAGCGGACTTAGCTCGCGTGCCTGACTACCTTAAAGAAAGAGAGTGGGTGAGTGGAGGACTAGCAGCATTAGCCGCCGTGCCCGTTGTAGGAACTCCAGTCGCCAAGGGCATTGACGCCATGAGGGGCGCGGACGTTGCTACCGACCTAGAGAGGACCAGGGATGTTGGTAAAGTAAAAGACAGGCATCCAGACGGCTCCTATGTGGGTGGACCGAGATACCAGGGCACCACAAGGCTGGACAACCCAGAAACATTAAAGGATATGCGTGATGAATATATCCACAACGTAATTGAGGGTATGGGTGGGCGCGATTGGTATAGAGATGCTGGTCGATGGATTGAGGGGGCAGTACCTCCAGGTATGGAGGACGAGGTCGCACAGATTCTAGGGATTACATCTGCCCAAGCCGATGTATCAACCAACCTTGGATTCGCGGTAGACGCCCTCAACCAAGCTGGAGTGGGCGGTGCGCCTATACGGGCTGGACGCTTCCCAGGTGCTATGGGTCCAAAGATCGAAGGGGTAGTAGCAGGTGAGGATGTTATGTTCGGCCCAAAGATAGGACCATTCTGGGAGAACCTAAGATTAACTAGGGATTCAAAGCAGGCCGAAACAGCCGTCCATGATATTTGGCAGGGCCGAGCGTTTGGTTATGAGCATATATCCCAGAAGGGATTCCCGAGTAAGAAGGCCGCGCTCGACTCCATAACAGACGCCAAGGGTAACGTGAAAGGGAGAGTGTTCAAAGAAGGTAAGGAATGGAAAACCGCGAAGCCCTGGGACGCTGGGTATAGCGGAGAGCAGCACGCCTTCATGGACGAGCAGATGGATGAGGTGGTTAAGTTTTTGAATGACAACAAAATTGGCGGTCTGGGATCCAAATTAAGTCAGGGCGGATTTCACCCGACCAAGCCACTCTACATTTTGGGGACTATTCGCCACGCTATGCAGCTAACGCGACATACGAACAAGTTCCCAGGACTGGAGAGATTGAGTCATACCCAGGTGGACCCAAAATTCCCGACGAACGACATCTCCCTTCTGTGGCCGATTTACCTTACGATGAAAAAGTGGCGTTTGGTGAGGAAACACCTTGGACTAGGCGTGGCCTAGATGTTCTCTATAGTGCAGCAGGGCAAATACAAGAAGGTGTGCGCTCTATTAGGGGGATATTCAGGAACCCAGATACTGGGAGGATTGAGTACAACCCAGGAACCAGGGCTGGTATGTTAGCTCAAAGCAGGGGTGGTGAGGTGGTGCCCCAAGCTCGGGAAATATTAGACACAGTTGAGGGGGGAAGGGCTTTTGTAGACACACAAAATGCAGGTGCGTGGCACCACATAATCCCTAACGCTCAGACACGCCCACTTGAGCGCACCTCTCTTCATATCGCTCTTGATGGATCACCCACCGATGAACAACTAAGGGCACTTCAAAAGATCGCGGAGCGAGAGGGGATGTTCGTGGTCGATACAGGGCGTGGAGTGAACCTAATTGAAGACTCGTTTGTTAGGCCGAAAGGGATCAACGAGTTAATGGAGAAGGCCCTAAAAGATAAGCGTTCACTCACCCCAACCGAGGTGGAGAAGCTACAGGATTGGGGCCTCTATGGTGAGACACTAGGTAAGCGTATTGGAAGCGACCTTGGTGCTGAGATTACTGAAATTCTACCTGGCTCGAATTTACAGAGAGTTAAGGTTGATTCGGGGTATGTCGATTACGCTGATTTATGGAAGACGGAGGGGTCCAGGGAGGCTACGACAAAATTCTTGGATGACACTCTAAGGAATCCTGAGTTAGCTAGAGCGTTGGAGCCAGAGCTACGCGCCAAGGCGGCTGCGAATCTTACACGGAACCAGGAGTACGCTGAACGCACGGGTGATGTGGTGCGTCAGGATATTATGAACGCGCTCCGTATTCTTTCAGAACAAGGACTGCGAGGACTACGCACGGCTGTCCAAAATAATCAAGTGCTTCCTTCAGTCGCTATTCTTGGGGCGTTGGGTCTTCGCCATCTTGCGCCTGCTGATGCACGCGATGGTCAGCCGCCCTCTGGTTTACTGAGGTGATTCGCTGGACACCATTAGCGTTCTTCATTAGTTCAAACCAGTCCTCTGCATTACCTGAGTCTAATGTGTACCAACCTTTTCCGTTTGATGTGGGAAACCATCTTTGAGCCATGATACTCTCGGGACAGGGTGACCCTAAATATAACTATGACCTATGACACTACCAATAGGAACCACCATTGAATGTAGATAACCTCATAGAAGAGTGCGCGGACGATCCTGCGTTCTTTGTGGAGGTGGTGCTAGGAGCGAAGGCAGACCCCTGGCAGAAAGAAGTCATGGAGGCGGTAGCCCGAGGGGATAGAGGAGTCAGCATCCGCTCTGGTCACGGAGTCGGCAAGACTAGCTGCCTGTCCTGGCTCGCACTCTGGTGGGTGTTCACTCACCATCACGCCAAGGTGGTCATCACAGCACCTACGTCAGCGCAGTTGCACGATGCGCTACTGCCAGAGGCCAAGTCATGGCTCAAGCAATCCTCTGATAAATTCAAAGAGAGATTCAACATCAAGGCAGACCGCATAGAGCTTGCCTCTGATCCAGAGCGAAACTTCATATCGGCCAGGACCAGTCGCGCAGAACAGCCAGACGCGCTCCAGGGTATTCACGCCGACCATGTGCTACTTATCGCGGACGAGGCTTCGGGCGTGCCCGAGCAGGTTTATGAGGCCGCTGCTGGATCCATGTCCGCGCATCACGCCACAATGGTTCTAGCAGGAAACCCCGTGCGCTCCACAGGCTACTTCTACGACACCTTCCACAAACTGGCAGACCGCTGGACTACCTTCCATGTGTCCTGCGAGGAGACGCCGAGGGTGTCTCAGGAATATATTGAAGAGTGCCGCCTGCGTTACGGGGAGGAGTCCAACACCTACAGAGTTAGGGTCTTGGGAAAATTCCCCCGTGCTGATGACGATACGGTTATCCCACAGGAGTTGGTCGCGGACGCAATTAGTCGAGATGTGCTACCTACGGAGTTCGGCCCGATGGTATGGGGTGTGGACGTAGCGAGGTTCGGCGCAGACGCATCCGCT